ACCACACTTCAAACACGTTCGATAACCTATGTTGTAACGAGCAGGTATAACCTCCTCACTACCACAAACATTACACAGTTTAGTCTCTGTCATTGATACTCCTATAGATACAAAAAAAGAGAGCGTAGTGTTACCTACGCTCTCCAAAGATTGATTACTTAGTCGGCTTGAATACTTCAATTGGACTAGACTTCTTGGTAGTACCAGTTGATAGTTGTTTGTCCTCCAACATGGCTAAGTAAGGTTTACCTCCAAACCTAGGACTTGCTAACAGCACAGGAACTTCTGCTTTGCTAGCATCAGGTACAAACAAACTCATCTTGAACCCAGTCTTATCTGCGACTTGTTTCATGAACTTGTACAAAGCACCTGCATTCTCCTTGTTGAAATCCCCATTAGGGTTAGGTCGGATGTTAACCTTCTTTGTTTCCTTGTTAGTGAAAACCTCAACATTACCTTCGTATATTTTACCCATGATAATACCTCCTTTGTTTGAAAATCATTGGTATACCGACATTAGATACCGAGGATATAATACCCTCGCCCTGCCGATTTTTGAACTTTATCAAATCGATTTCGTTTTGTAAAGTTTGGGTGGGTTTTTAAAATTAGAAAACTAGGTAACTTGATACAAGTTTATACCTGTAACGTTAGGTGTTAGATAAAGTTTTTAACTAGTATAAATCCCTGTATAAACAACGGGTTGATACTTGGCTATCTAAATTATATAGGCAGTTACAAGTAATGTTATGTTACTCTCGCTATCGTTATATCCTTGGGAATATCTTGCAGACAAAGGGTATATACAAATTCTATAGATAATTTAGATAAACTAGATAGTATTTCGCTTGTGATACGACTAAATACCAGTGATATCAACGCATTATGGATGTCGTGTTGTAAACTTTTGGTATCTAAAACACAAGATGTTGTGTCAAGTTAGCAA